ACATTTGGTCTTCTAGAAATAAAACCTGTTTTACCACCTATGTTTCTAGCTTTAATTAATCCGTTAGCTGCTTTAAGAGCAATACCCCCGGGCACACCAAACTGTGTTAGCACAGAAGTAACTGTACCAGTCCATGAGTCGTCGGCCTTGTCTTCTAAAGCTTGTAAAATTTTATTCTCATCAAAATACTTTTCTACTTTTCTCGTTAAGTCTGTTCCTACACCAAGATCAACAAGTATAGTTCCAAGACTAAGTGTTCCCTCTGCTAATTTTATGGCACCTTCACCAACACCAGCAACGCCTGCAGTTATAGGATCAGCAATATATTTTTCAAAGAAACCTTCATTATCGTCTTTAGGTGTACGAGAAGTTGAATTAAATTTAAAATTTGTTCCAATAGATTTGTCTACTTCAATTGAATTACCAAATCGATCTACTTTTTTATTATTAATTATAGGTGATTCTGTAGGTTGAGGTTGTCCTCCGATTGGATTACCAAATCTATCTGTTTGTGTAACCATAAGTTAATCTCCTTTATGGTTTTGTGTTATATACTCCACTCTCTGAGTCAAAGTATCTTGTGCCACTTGGTAATGAATCATAAAGTTCATCACCTGCAGTGCCTGGTGGTAACTCTACAGCGTTATAGCTTTGATAAAGTTGACCTATATAATTATCAATAAGTTGTTTTTCTGGCACAGGATTTGGTTTTAAAGTTCTTCCATCTGCCTCATAGTTTTGAGCTAAAATACCATCAAGAGTATCTTGATTACCCATTATATCTTGATACGTTGCCGCATAAAATTTTCCTGCATCTAACTCTCTTGCATTTGCTTTTATTTTTTCTTGAAGTATATCTGCTGCAATTGCTTTCTCATCAATCTCACGATCTTTAGCTTTATCATAAGCAGATACGCCAGATTCTATACCAGCTTTTTTAATTTGTTGTGCACGATCCATTAAATCATTACCTAGTTTAGCAAATTCTTTTAATGGTTCTTTTGCAGACTCTGCAATACCTTCTACTAAGTTACCTCTTTTTGTAGCAAGGTTTAAACCAAACTGTACCATAGCATTATAGCCTGCAGTTTTTGTTCTTTTTCTTGTGTCATCACCAATGTATTTCTCAAACAAGTCTATACGTTCGTTAATAAAGTCATCTAGTTTTCCAGATTTAATTTGATCACTTGTTATTTTAGCATCGTCTTTAGGTTTTTCATCTGGTTTAGCTGGCTGTATGTTTTTATCTTGTGGGTTAGTTGAAACAACAGGTGGAGTGTCAGCACTTTGTTTAGCCTCATCAGTTAAATAATCGTAACCAGCCATTCCTGCAAATGGAGCGGTGGTTGTAAAAGCAAGATTAGAACCATAAGGTCCATATTTAAACATTCCTGGTTTTGTTCTTCCTGCATAACCAAGTCCTTTTGATACTCCTTTGTTAAGTGCACCTTGAAATGGTCTTGCTGAACCAACAAAATAATTTTTAATATTACTAGGTTTAATTAAAGCTTTTCCTGCTCTAAGTGCAAATGGAGCAGCTCTTAAAGCTAGTGCACCTAAACCATAAGCGATTGGTAAAACCATTAATTACCTCCAAACAAATTACCAAGTCCTTCTGATAAACCACCAAAGCCTTGACCGAATTGACCAAGAGCTCCTAACCCTGCAATACCAAGACCAAGTGCTTGCGCATATGGATTAACAGGTGGCTGTTGAGTATATTGAATACTGCTACTTGGAGTGCCTCGTAATATATCACTAGCAAAACCAAGTCTTCTAAACGGTTCTTGTTGTGCTTGAATTTGTTGTTGTCTGTTAGCTTCCATTTGTGCTTGACCTAATTGTTGTTGCATACCACCTACACCTAGTAGTGATTGAATATCCGCTTGACCTAACTGTTGACCTAATGCGCCAAGACCCGCTTGAGTTTTAGCCATTGCGCCTAACTGTTGACCAACACCTAACTGTCTTCGTTGTTGTGCTTCTTGTGCACCCATCGCAGCACTTTGTGCCTGTTGATAGTTACGTGATAAGTCTTCAAAAATTCTTCTTGATTTTATATCTTGTAAATTTTTTCCTAACTCTGCTTGTTGTACACCAAAACGAGAACCACCAAAGACTCCTGCTTTTGTTGCTTGTCCTGCCAATTGATTCTGTGCCATCTGACCTTGTCTATCTAATTCAGCTAAAGCTTGTTGAGTAACTTGTTGTTGATAAGGATCCATGAACGCTTGTGCTGAACTTGGATTGTATGCTTGTGTTGCACCAAGTAATCCTGCTACACCAAGACCTGATGTTCCCATGGCTTGTTGTAAAGCTGGTGCATAAGAACCTACGTTTTGACTTGCTAAGCCAAAAGCTCGTTGTTGTTCTGGAGTAAATCCTGCAAACTGATATCCTGGTACTTGTTGAGCAATACCTGCTCTACCAAACTTACGTAAATTAAAATCAGCGTCACTCTCTCCATCTCTTCTTGTTGCGTTTGGATCACCAAATACAGATGCAAGTAATTGCTCAGATCTTTTTTCAATATAAGGAGCCTGTTGCTGCCTTTGTATTATTTCTTCTGCCATTATCTTTTGCCTCCGTATTTATCTTGTAAACTATAAAGGAATTTTGATCCTCTGTCTCTAGTATCTTGTTTACCTTTACCACCCATTGCTGCGCCAAGTCCTCTTACAGTTTTTGAATTAATAACAAACTCACCATCACTTAACATTGCTGGTATATCATCACTAGTCTCGGTTCCCGGTCCAGCTATCTTACCATTCTTACGAGGAAAACCGCCTTGTCTTAAACGATTTATTTCTCCTCCTCCAGCTCTTTGAAGTAAATTAGGTCCATACTGAGAAAAAGGAATTAATTCAACTCCACCCATAGGTGCATTACCTATATTAGCAAATCCCGGTACCTTACCATATATATCTTCAAAAGCCGTTGATTTTTTTTCTTCTTCTTTTCCAGAAGCAAGAAGCCCTGTTATTCCTGCAAGAGCACCTGCTGTTTTTATTGGGTTAGCTTTTGCAAAATTAGCTATTGATCCAAGAACACCTGGTTTTTGTACAGCGCCTTTCATTATAGCGTCTTTAAGTAAAATTTTATTAGCAATTGGATTACTACCCGAAGTAGCATTTAGAATACTTGATGGTACTGCTGTTCCTGTAGCAGCCGTTCTACCAAATAAACCACCTAGTCCTTGACCAGCTTGAAGACCACCAAATTTACTAAGTGCTCCACCTGTTAATCCAGATAATGCGGCAAATCTAAGAGCCTCTTGTGGACTTCTACCTGCAACTAGACTACCAAGACCACCTCCAATAGCTGAACCTAATATAGGTCCTCCAGCTAAAAATCCTAGTCCTGCGCCAATAATAGGAGCTGCTTTTTTGGCAGCCTTAAAAATCTTTTTTAGCATGTTCTCCTTTTGCAAATCATGATTGTTGTATAAAGCAAGGAGGCTAACCTTGTAAGTTAAGAAGCCTATTTAATCGTATAATTATAGGCAAATTTCGTGTAATGTGCAATGACAAATATGTCATTTGATATAAAGAAAGTGCCAATGGTTCGTGTGACGTGGCTCGATGCTCGTGACACAGAAACAGGTTGGCTTCCCATTAAAGATATTTTAGAAGCGCCGTTGGCCGTGTGCCAAGAAGTAGGGTGGATGGTTACTAGTACAAAAGAAAAAGTCGTTGTTATGCGTTCATGGTGCACGGATAAAGATGATAATCATGGTGGTGGTGCAATAGCCATACCAAAAGGGTGGGTAACAAAAATAGAATACCTATCTGTTGACTACGCAGAACAAGAATAACTTGTCAAGAAAACATTTTTAAAAAAGATTATTGATTGGAGAGAAAATATGTTTAGATTAGATTCTCACCAAAATACAAATCACAGGAGACAATATGGAAAATCAAGAAGTATTAAAAGCTATAGCTGTCCTCGCTGACAAGGTGGGGCGTTATCATGAACGTTTAATGTTTATGGAAAGAGAATTAGAGAAACATCAGAAAGACGAAACAAGTCACTGTGATGAAAATTGCGAGTGTAGGAAGAACTAAAGTTCTCCTCCTTCGCCCATCACACCAGGCATTTTTACGACACGAATGGTAACATCTTTGGCCTTTGATTCGGCCCAAGGTTTACCACAGTCGTTACAGTTACCTGTTGCTTTTTCTTCTTCATCAACTTCTGCTTTACAATTAGAGCAATATATTTTTACATATACTTCAGGTTTAAGAATAGGGATTTGTTTATCACCTACTGTTTCGTGACCAACGACTTCTGCGTCTTGTACTTTTTTACCTATATCTGACATTATGATATCTCCATTAAACTAACCAGTATTTTTACACCATTTCCTAATATTTTAACAGCATCTTGTTGCTCTAAAATTATAGGCTGTGTAAGTATCTCTGACTCTGCACCGTCAGCTAAAGTGTCTTTAAATATTTCAATATCTAGTGGTGAACTCGCATCATAATCTAATATTGATACAGTAGTAGCTACGCCTCCCCCAGATTGATTAGATAATCTAATACTTTTTATAATAGCTGTTGTCGGTAAAACAGGTGTTGAGTCTGGTAATCTTGTTGTTGCTATTTTAGCCATTATCTACCTCCATCTGGTTTAATATCTAGTCTTAACGTACCATAACGCCAATTAGCTCCTACTTCAGTGCTTCTTACATCTATATTAGCTTGTCTACCTCTACCACGTAAATCAAATTTTGTCGTGCTAGTAGTTATATTTCTTGTTATTGTTGTAGCAGATTCTGAAGGATATGCTTTAAAACCTAATTTTATGGTAGCTTCTCCTACTTGATCTTTAAAATCAGGTATACCTCTACTAATAGAAAGCATTTGTTGACCGTCTTGTATATCAAAATCACCTGATGTTATAAACGCTGTCATAGCTGTTCCGTCATCATCAAAACCTACTTCATGTTCATAAAACGTTGTAGCTCCCGCAGTTAAACCCAACACTGTTGGTGTTGTTCCATTTGAACTTGCATCATATTTTGTTGCATAAGGTTGTTGATATACGCCGTAATCTGACCATGTTGTTCTTGCAAGATTAGATGTATACCATGTTCTTTCAAGGTAATTATATGTTACAGCTCTATCTATTTGAGTTGAATCTGAAGAAGGATAAAACCAAGTTATTTCATTAAACTCTGAATTAATACCCGCATATGTCTCAGGATAATTTGCAATACTAAAATCTTCAAATACATAATCTTGTACACTACAAGGTATTTTTTTAACTGTACCATCGTACAAATAGAAAGAGTTTTGAGACATCCA